GCAGTGAACATCTTGCCTTTAGTGCTAAGGGTTTTGTAATAGTCTTTTAATAACTTAAAATTCTTCATTTGTTTTGACTTGGTCTAATTGGAAATGGTGCCCTGGTAGCATGTTTTTGTGCCTCTGTCCTGGCACATTGGGTTGCTGTTTTGCGAGCAACCCAAAGTGGAATTGTCAGGTAAGCTAATAAACAGGCCCCTGCTATTTTTAATATGTTTAAAATGGTGTTTTTAAATTCATCAAAACCTGATGCGTGGTCTGACATTTGTGCAGAAACTAATGCCTGAACATCCCCGTGTGAAATTGCTTCCAGGGTTTTTTTTGTCTTTTCGTTTTCACTAACTTCTTTAATTATCTGCCCTGCCCCTGCTCCCAATGTTCCACCTGCCACACTGCCAGGTATGCCCCCCAGGGATCCAACACCTGCACCTATGCCACCACCAATGGCAGGGGCAAATGTTTTTAGTCCACAGCCTGGGATAAACATAATTAATAAAACACCCCAACGCATTACACAGGATCAGGACTTATCCACTCAGGAGTAGATAATATATCTAAAATTTGACTATGGGTGTATTCGGTCTTGCCACTTAAAAAGGAGGGTTGGTCACCTTCGTACTTAACGAATGTTTTAGTCCCATCTACAGAGTATCTTAAAGTATCAGCAGAGGTTTCTGCCACTTGGTCAAAGTCTACACTTGCTACTTCGTCAGAATTTATTATGCAGTATGTTCTCATTATTAAACTGGGACATCAGAGTTATATTGTACTCCGTTTTGTTGAGTTAATGTAGCGTTTGTGGTTACTGACCCTAAGTTTACTAAAGTTCCTATAGTATCTCCTGATGCTGAACTTCCTCCGCCACTATCTTGATCGCCATTAGCGTCCCCAAATCTGAACCAAACTTCAGGTGCAAGAGATGACAGGTCACTAGGTTTGTCGTTCTTTTTGAGTTGTCCTATTTCTGATGTTGATAAAGCTCTGTCCCAAACCGCAAACTCGTCAGTATAACCTCCAATCGGACCGCCACCAATTGTCTCCTCAAAAATTTTAAATGCTTGATTGGAGTCTGCAAAGTTTGAAGTAGAACTATTAAATCCTTGTGTGCCTTGGGTTATTGTTACTTGGCTAGCATTAACATAAACAAAGTGTGTACCACTACTTCTGCCCCAAACTAAGTTAGTCCATGAATTAGAACCTAAATTAATTGAAACATTAGCGATTGCGTTATCAAAATTACCTGAACCATCGGATACCCAAAGGCTTAAATTTCCATTACCGAAAGTGTCTTGGTTGTCGAAATATAATCTCCATCCTAATTTTCCACTAGCACTATAATTATTTGCGTAAATAGCTCCATCGGCTACTGCTGAACCTGGGACTTTTAACCAAATTGAGGTAGTAAAATCTGACGACATTAAAGTAGTAGGTAGTGTGCCTGTGAAGTGGTCATCTGTACCATCGTAAAAAGCTGAAAACCTATTTGAAATATTACTACCAAAACTTCGCCAATTAGCACCATCGTATATGATGTAATTCTTAGTATCAGTTTCAAAGTAAGCATCACCTGTCGAGGGACTACCTGGACGAGTGGTTGAAGTGGTTGTTGGTATTGTTGTAGGCATAGCTATTAAGAATCGTTGTTATAAATGTACCAAGCACTTCCATCGTAGATGTAAAAGTCATTAGTATCTTCACCGAATGCGATGTTAACTTCTCCGCTAGGATTAGTAGGTGTGCTTGCTAAAATGTTAGCTTCGGTGTCTCGTGTGGTTACATTGAATATATCGTAAAAAACTGACAAAGTTGCATCACTTGCCCCTGCTGTTGTTTCAGCTACATAAAGACGATTTGTGTCAGTAGTGTAGTAAAATTCACCCTGAACACATTCCTTTTTAAACTTGGATTTATCAGAATCAGTCCCAGTTTTAAATTTTAATTGAAAGTCTTTACGATTTAAATTCATATGCCAGTTGCAACTGGTGTAAATTGTGCAAGCCCTGCATCACTTGCCCCTGCTGTTGCCTGGGCAAAGTAAAGTTTTTTTGTGTCCGTGGCGAAATAAGGTTCGCCCTGGACACATTCTTTTTTGAACTTTGATTTGTTTGTGTCAGTCCCTGTTTTAACTTTCAGTTGAAAGTCTTTTCTATGCAATTTATTCTGTGCCATGACTACTTAGCTTGCTGTACCTGCACCTATACAAGGGGAAGTTGGTCGGAGTCGTAGGTCTGCGTTTGTGGCATCTACGAATTGTGGGTCAGCGAAGACATTGTCTGTGCCCCCGCTATTGTCATTTGAGTGCATTTGAAAAACGCAACAATTAGTACAATTTCCTATACCAATAACACTATCTGCTATTGAGGCACTTGTGTCTGACATGAATATTGTATTCTTAATTGTGCTAGGTGGTGTACTAGAAGTAATTCCGTTCGCAGATGCACTAGAGCATTTTATAAAAAAGGTACAATTATTGATTGTAGTCGCACCTAAATTGTAAAACAATTTATCGTTACCTGAATAATCAATTAAAAATGATGAATTAGTTATTTGATTTACCGCGGTGTTATTTAATCTAAATACACCATTCCCATTGAATGTATTAGCTGAAAAAGTATCAACTTTATTTATTTTATTAAATGTGGCAGTACCATTGTCATTTCTAAAATGGATGTTAGCTATTTTAAATCCTTCAAGTTTTATGGTCGATGTAGAGGCTGAACCCGTTATTATTCTAGATTCTGCACTAGTATTAGAATTAAATAAATAAGCACCATTATCATTTAAACTTTTATAGGTAAAATCACTAAACCCTCCCGCATCCCATGTTTGTGCAGAACTTAATGTATATGTGCCGTCTGTGAAGAGAATAGTTCCTCCTGAACCTGCATCTGATTCTGCGGTTGATAATGATGAATAAGCGTAAGCGTTTGTAGCACTTGTTCCGTCTGCTGAACCTTGTGCTGTCGGTGCGATGTATACTATTGCCATAATTTTTGTTTGTTAAGTTGTTAAGAAATTGTTCCGCCTGAGATTAATAAAGGTGCTACATTAGCTCCAATGTCAGGGTGATTAAAACCTTGTTGTAATGGTAATCCGTTAGCCCCTAAAGCATCGGAATCACCTGAAATTAAAGAGTAAGTGCCTGATGTAGTGGTAATCTCAATATCAGGTTCAGTTGAATCTTCTACTACTGATACACCTGTTGTTAATTCTAACCGCCCTGATGGGGTATTTAAGTATGCCTTAGACGAGTTTGTCTTGACCACAAAATCTAAATTTCCATCAGCGTCACTAATTACAGCGACAGACTTACTAGGGTTATCTATAACCCTAAGCGACTGGTTTGGATACACTCCGATGTGAGGGTTGTCGGTTCCTCGTAATGCAGTATTTAATGGTGTGTCTACATCGACTGAAGGTTCTTGAAAAGAACAGGTTCCGTCTCCATCTTCCCTTAAAAATTTTGTTCCACCTGTTTCACCTGTTGATGTTATTGCAGTTCCATCAATACTGCTTTGTGTGGCTAAACTTCCCAGTCCAAGGTTAGTTTGTGCAGTTGATGCATTTGACAAGTCACTTAAATTATTACTGGCACGAAGGTTTCCTATGTTTGCCAGGTTAATAACATTTGCCAAACTAACCCGTTTAGTTGTACCTGCAAAAGACCCTGTTGGGTCACTCACATCCGTGATCGGCAATATGTCGGTTCCTTGAGGATCCGACAATTGATCTAAATTACTTATTATTTTATTAGCCATTTATTTATTCCTTAATTGAAAGCCAGGTAAGACCCGTCTTCAGTTTGCAAAAATGCCCCTGATTCAGCCTGGATAACTCCATCAGGACCAACATCAATGCCAACTATTGAGTCAGCATCAATGTCACCAATGTGTAATCCTAGTCCTAAAAATGGCATGTTATTTATTAATTAAAAGACAGGCACCTGAAACCAAAGTTAGTGAAGTGATGGGCATATATATAACCTGCCCCTGGGCAAAAGTTGTTCCATCACTTATTAAGTCTGCTGAATTTTCCATTGGTCCCGTAATGGCACCAATGACTGAATCTTCGGTAAACTGAACAGCACTGAATTTGCCTGTTGTCGCATTTGTAGTGTTAACATAAACGCACCCATTGGCACCCATGCTGTTTGCGATATTGATTGCTGATACTCCCATAATATTTAATTAGTTTGATAAATGTGCCTGGTAATGGTGTTGTTATAACTACCTACCAGGGGTGTGTTTTGTTGCTGTTGTTTTTCCACTCGATCAATCTGCTTTAGTAGAAATTCTTCTGCCCTGGACTCCTCTACCTGGGCCTTATCATATTGGGAGTCTCCACGGAAAAAATCTGCCAAAATAGCAGACAATAAATAACTTTGTAAAAAGTCAGGTATGTCAGTTGATGCATCTGTATACGGGGTAAAAGCCTGCCTGGATAAAACATAAACACTTGCCTGGGGATACTTCGGATCCAGGACAATTCTCCCGTCAATTAAAGTGTAAAAAATAGATAAAGCACTAATGTCACTATAGGGTGATTTGTCATAAACATTTAAAATGTCATTACTAATCGTTGCTGTTGCTTTAGCGTATTCACCTTGGGTGCCTACGCTATAACTTTGTATGCTAATTAACTCAGGCCACCTTGCTCTAGTCCAGGCATCCTTAGCACGAATATTTAATGAATTTATAAAGAAAAATTTATCAGTTGCATTTAGGCTTTGAAGCCCTGCAACTGACTTAAATTTATCTTCCAGGTCATCGTAATTCATCCCTGCTGTCCCCCCTGACCAGGTAATATTACCTGACTTGCCTGGCTGTAATTATGCCTGTTAAATTGTGAACGGGGCCTTTCCGTAAAAAGATTGTGCCTGTATTGCTTGCCCGTGTTTTTAACTTTGCTAATTGCTTCCAGTAAAATCTTGTCAGCAAATTGCTCTTCTAGTATTGCCTTCTGATTTTGCCCGTCTGACTTTAAATATAAAACATAGGCACCCTGGACCATATACTCAAAAAGGTTAAATGGTATTACATTTGTGTCACCTGACCCGTTACCAAAAAAGCCTGTTGTTCCATTTGGGCTGATAAGTTGCTTAATTGAATCTTCAATGTCGTTTTTGTAGGAAACATAAACAACCTGCCCGTCTAGATTTTGGTTAGTTAATATTTGAACTACCCTGGATCCTAAAATACTGATTGTCTCAAAAAATATATATTCTTTTCCGTCAATATTTGTCTTTGGGTCCAACTTGAAAATATTTAAAATAGAATCAATGTTATTGTCTCCAACCCCTACTTCAGTGCTAGAAGTAAAAGCATCATTATCCTTATTAAATATCCTTATTTGTTTGGTTTGATTTAATGTGACTGCTTCACCAAAATGGCAAAACTCAGGCCAAGGATATGACTCGTATGCTTTTCTGAAATATTGTTTTAACGCATGACGGAATAAATTTTGATCAAAAGTGTTTAATATATCTACACCAATAAGTGCTTTGAATTTAGATTCAGCATCAGTAAAACTTTGGTTCTTTGTGTCCATCAATCAGGTTGAATCCTGCACTCAGGATTATCACGCATGAAAGAATCTCGGCTTTTTTTATCGTCCCAAAAGCCAGGATCTTGCTGTTCCATTCTCACAAAAGTTGTTAAGTCAATCGCACCTGTTGGCTTCATGCTTTTTAAACTAGTGCCCTTTAAATGCTGATTGTCCCTGGCAACCTTGCGTTGCCGTTTCATATAAGTCTGCTTTTCGTAATATGCTTTTTTATTATTCTCCCTGGCCAAATAGTCATTTAACTCACCATCTGACATGCTTTTCTTACCGCCACGAATTATAATATTAAGACTCATAATAAATATAAAAAGGGGGAGCCACTACCCCACGAACTGGCTCCCCCATATTTTCATAACCAGGACCTATTAAACCTGGTTAAAAGTTAAACTATCGATCCCAATGGTTTACCTGCACTTGTTGGAGTGATGGTTAACATTGTACGGGCTAAACCTCGTTTACCACCCCCGTCAACATCTTCCAAGTCAATGGACTTAATATCTTCCAGGAAACGAATAGACAAGTGATTGTCAGAAGGGATGATATAACCTCTGTTTCGAGAAGTTGCATCTAAAGCACCACCTGAAGTTCTACCATTAAGTAGAGTTGGCACTAGGTAAACCCGTCCCCAGTCAGAAATATATTCCTGGACTTGTAATTTCAAGGTTCCGTCACCTACATTTTGAGTAAGTTGAAACGATGGTGAACCAGTTGCAACATTTGTACGGGTCATGTCCGCAATTTCATTTAGACAATTTGGGCCACCTACTAATTTGTAACTAGTAGCGGATCCGTGCTGTTCAAAAATAGCCTGTAAAACTGAACGAAGATTGTCTTCGGTCATTGAACCTGCTGTTGACAAGTCAAAACGAGAACCACTGACAGAACGATAACCTTGTTGAAGGCTTGAACCATAAGTTGTGGTGTTTGCAGGGTCCGTCCATGCACCTAACCCACTGAGCTTGTCACCTGCTAAACCTGTTCCAACTGCTTGGTCCTGGTCAGAGCAAATACATGCTTCAATATCTCTTTTTAATTCTATAAGGGCACGGGCTTTACTTTCAGTGTAAAGTGATGATCCAGGGCCTGCCACATCAATTGCTTCAGCCTGGGGTGAAGATGCAAATGTGCGTTGGATTTGTTGGATACGATTGCCCAATCTTGCACGATCAGTAGTTTTGTCAACGAATCCACCATCGAATGCCAATGGTGCCCCGTCAACTACTCCTGGAAATGAAACTTCTGAAAGGTCATCAACCATCCATTCCGTAAACATTGCTTTGGCCTTTGGCCCTCGTGATAACATTGCGAACATTGGAGTGGATTCCACGGCAGTTCTGCGTAATGTATTATCTAGTGATTCTCTTGCCCCTCTGACAGATGGTCTGTCTCCTAAGTCATATGATGTTGCTAATGGCATAATAAATATTCTCCTGTAAATTTTAAAGTTATGATAAAAAAGCGATTAATTGATCTTCAGTGACATTGCCTGACCCTAAAACTTTGGACTTTGATTTTTTTACTTTTTGAACGGGGGGAGAAACTTCACCAATTGGCTCAGTTGGTGGTGTAGGTGTAGCTTTCTTTAAAGGTTTTACTTCTTTGTTTTTTACTGCCCTGCACCCCTCAACAATTAAAGATTTTATATACAACCCGTTGGGTAATGTATCTAAAACCTTAAACCTGTCGTTTTGGTTTATCGATTGAAGCAATTTAAACTCTTCGGATTTTGGTTCCTTTAGGAAACCAAAAGTCTGACTAGCTAAGTTATTGGATTGATGTTTTTCCTGTAAGAATTTCATCCTGGCAGGTATTTCTTCATCCAAGCAATCTTCGGCATTATCTCTAATTTGCTTTATTTGCTCTTTAGAAAATTCCTGACCATTTTCCTCAACATACTCCTGACCTTCGTGCTTTCGTGCCCATTTCTTGGCACTAATTGCTTCCTGGCGAAGAGTTTCTAATTCTTCAAATGTTTCAACTTCATTAACCGAAGCAGATTTTGCTTTTTCTTCAGACTTTTTTTCTCGTAAAGAATTTAATTCATTTTGCAGTGATTCATAATTCTCTTCAGCACTTTTTGCACGGGCAGTTAATTTCCCTACCTGTCGTAAAAGTTTCTGTACTGATTTTGGAGTTTCCTCCTGGTCAGTATCGTCCTCAGATTCAACTTCATCCTCTTCAGTTTCGTCCCCTGATTGTAAAAGATCATTGTTCCCATCTTCTTCTTCAGTCTCTGCCTCTGATTCAGTGGCAACTAGTTCAGTAGATGACTCATCATCTGTTGGCTCACTGGATATAAAATTCAGCAAATCATCATTTGTGAGATTTTCGTTAGGCATGTCTTCTGTTGCAGTTTGCTCGGCAACCTCGATTGTATTTTCTTTAATCTGCATTTTAATTAAGTCGCATTCTTGTCTGCAGAGTTACCCCTGCCATGAAACTTAATTTTAACCTAAAAAAATAAGTTTTAGACTAAAGATCAGGAGTAAATTCAATTACTTCATCGTCTAGCCATTTATTTACCCCTTGAACAACCGCACTTACAATTTCGGCTTCATCCAGGTCTGACTCTTTTGAAAACTGATTACAAAGCTGAATGACCCCTGATTTTACTTGGTCAACTGGATCCACTTTTAGCACTTTCTATTTCCCGTAAAATTATATCCAGGACTGAAATGCAACCACTCGTGTGAGCAAGCAATTGGGGATTTTCCACAATTGCTGTGCTTGTTAGGTCACTAATATATGCCTCTCGGTATTTCTTAAAGTGATCGACTATAAATTCAAAGTCAGGTCTATCTTTTAAAGCCTGTACGGCCTGATCTAAATTATCCATTTGCGACAGCATTGGTTGCAGGGACATTACCAGGAGGTGCCCCTAATTTGCCCGTTAGCCCATTTCTTCGTTGTTGGTCCTGGAAGCTAATTTGTTTCATATAATTATCTAGCCTGGCTTTAAAACCTTCATCACTTTGAAGCCTTTGCTGTACATCTATTGCAGGTATTTCTTCGGTCCCCTCAAGGAATCCTTCAACTACCTGTCTGCGTAATTGTGTGTTACTATTCTCAGGAGCATTTACAACTTGCCCTGATGCAATTTTAGCTAAGTCAGCACTTGTTTCCTCAATTTCTTTTTGACTTGATGCCTGTTGAGGCATGATCAATCGGTCAGCCAGGTTAGGGTCAATTGATTCAGCATATAACTTCATCAACTCCCCAAAATTAGCTTGGCCCTGCCTGTCGTACTGAGCAAAAACTTCACCGAGTGCTTTTAATTTATCCAGGACCTTATCCTGGTCTAATGAGTCAGCATTAAAGGTAAGTTTAAAGTCAAACTGCTCACTAGTTTCCTCAAATGCAACCTGTATATCCTGTTCATTCCCAGTAGCCCGTGCCCATTGTTCAGCACCTCCATATGTTCTTTGCAGGTGCCAAAGTTGTTTTAACACAGGTTTCCAATTAGATAGCCACATGCTTACCATTTCCTGGCGAATTAGATTTGCCTCAACCTGGTCTTCATTACTTGTGGGCCTGCCTGCAATCTTGTTGGCAATCATTCGCATTTCATTTTCCACCTCTGTCGATGCAGGTGAATATGGAGGTATGTCCATAAACTGAACTTCGCCAGGTCTGCGAATTGGAATAAAACTACCAGGCCCTATTCTTTCAGGCTTACGGCCCGTTTGGAACATAATAGGTGGAATAGTTGACAATGATGCACGATCAATTCGTGAATCAATTTCAACTTTTATAGCCTGCTCATAAGGCTGTAAAATTTCACATAATCCCC